AGGCTGTGTGTTCTTTGGATGATTTTTTGGAGGAACAACCAGAAGTATGTTCTTCGGCTCCTCTCACGGCTAGAGAATGTGTGGCTAGGATTAATGCAGTACGCTTGGGTGAGGTAGAAAGCGATCCTAGTATGGATAGTAGTGGTCCTGGATGCGGTGGTCCTCCGGATGGCGTGATCGGCGGGCCCGATTTTGTAGCATGTAGAGACTTGCCGAAATTTGTGACGGAACCGAATGAGAACGAAACTTGTAGGCCTAAGAGTGGCAGAGAATGTGTTGCTCGATTGGCCGGATCGTGGGGGAAGCCGGCTGCTTATGATTCGGCTATGGACGCCAATGGTGATGGTATCATTGGAGGTCCAGATTTCCCTGTGTGTTGGTTTATTGCAAATGTGGATGAAAACCCATTCCTTGGCAACTAATAGTGCGACCATTAGACGCCAATTTTAGCTAAATAAATGATCATCTAATAATTAGAGGTAAGTAGTTGATGGAAAAAATCAATAATGCCAATGGTGTATCTACTGATCAAATATTTAAAGAAACTGTCTTTGAATTTATATCAGACCATCTAGAGGAATCTCTGATGGAATCATCAAAGGAAATAATTCATAGATTGGTCGCCCTTATAAATCTTGGAGTTCCTGGTTTGTGTGGTTCGGAACCTTGTAGTTGTACGGAAAATATCCAAAAAGAAATTAATGAAATTTTGATGGGTAGGGTTTATATTCCATTTGTTATGGACTTCCCCGGAATTGTTACTAAGGAACTGTCCTCTGAAACAGAAAAGAACGAGGAATAGAGAAGAATTGTGCGCCTTGGAGAACGGTCTCTCCTAGGCGTTTAATTGAGCACTAGAGTCAATATATAGGTCTATGCAGGAAGTGCCTGGAGAGGGCGACCTCCGCCGTATTATATAGGCTTTCACGGCTCAGATTCTCAGAAAATGGATTGAAGTGAGACGGAGCTTGGACCCTATATATATGAGAGACGTGAAGCAGCGATTCGCGCACATGAGCATCGTCAACAACCACTACGTCTTCAACATAGGCGGCAACAAGTTCCGGCTGGACACTCGGATCAACTTCGAGACCGGAACGGTGCTGGTTCTCAGAATCGGGACCCACGAGCAGTACGAAACTTGGAGTTTCAATTAGACATGCGTCCCAAGACCATTCGAAACGAAACTGACCACCAGAACGCGCTCGCGGAAATTGAGCGCCTTATGGCGAGTAGTCCGATGATCGGCTCCGAGGAAGCCGATCGCTTGGACGTGTTGTCGTTGTTGGTTGAGGAGTACGAGAAGTCGGCGTTTCCGATCGAGCTTCCTACCCCAATCGACGCGATCAAGTTTCGTATGGATCAGATGGGACTTGAGCAGCGCGACCTGATTCCTTTCATCGGCAGCCGCGCTCGCGTATCAGAGGTCCTGAACGGTAAGCGCCCGCTCACCCTGACGATGATGCGGGCACTACATAGCGGGCTGGGTATTCCTGCTGCTGTTCTCTTGAATGAGGAAACCACGGAGATCGAGCCCAGGGCAGAGATCGACTACGAGCGCTTTCCGCTTCGAGACATGGCGAGATTCGGGTGGATCGCGGCTCCAAAGCGCATTCTGGCTAAGCACGCTGAGTCGCTAATGGACGAGTTCGCTGCGCCCATCGGAGGTTTCCTTCCCGCGTCCAATCATTCCCTTCGCCGGACTCGCACGATGCGCAGTGCCCGTAAGATGGACCCTTATGCTCTTGAGGCTTGGTGTATGAGAGTTCGCATTCGAGCACTCGAATCTCCGCTCACTTCAAAGTTCTCTGCCGCCGACATCAGCAAAGAAGTCTTTCGCGAAATTGCTCAGTTGAGCGCGAGGTCCGATGGGCCGCTTCGTGCAGCCGAGCGGATAAACGACCTTGGCGTTCACTTCATTGTCGAGCGGCACCTTCCAAAAACTCACCTCGATGGTGCCGCATTGCTCTCGACTGATGACGCGCCGATTATCGCATTGACTCTTCGTCACGATCGCTTGGATTCCTTCTGGTTCTGCCTTCTCCATGAACTGGCGCATGTGGTGCTCCACCTCAATCCCGAAACCGATTCATGCGTGGATGACATGGATGCGCCATCGACTGGATCAGATGTCGAACGTGAGGCCGATCAGAGAGCGCGAGAGGCTCTTGTTCCATCGAAGGTCTTTCGGAAGAGCAGGGCTTACTCGGTCCGCAGCGTCGCGGCGGCAGTAGACCTCGCATCCACACTGAATGTCCACCCAGCGGTTGTTGCTGGAAGGATTCGCTACGAGGCGAGTGACTACCGGATTCTGAGCCAGCTCGTCTCCCACGGGGAGGTCAAGAGGTTGTTTCCCGCCCCGTTCGAAGGAGAGTGATGATGACTGCCGCAACGTACATGCCGATCCTCAAGGGAAGGGGCCAATGCGATCCGAACTGATGAAGCGCCTCTTCCGCGCGATCGCAGAAAGCGGAGATCCGGCGCTGATTCAGATCGCCCGGCTGATCGCTGAAGACGAGAGCCATCAGGGCAACAGCGACGTCAGGGCAAGAGGGCGAGCGGGCGCGCGACGTGCTCGGATTCGAGGTCAGGCAGACACCCTACGACAGTGGCCGGCTCATCCTGCACCGCGACGATGCGGACGATGCGAGATTTGCGCTGGTCACTGGGCAGCTCGGGGAGTATTCGATACGCGGCTGGATTCTCGGCAGTGAGGGCAAGGACGACGAGTGGTGGGGGGATCCGCAGGGCGGTCGTCCGGCCTATTTCGTCCCGCAATCCGCACTAGGCGAGGTGAAGAGTCTTGACCGATTCGTTTGACCTTCGGGTTATAGGCCGCGACGACGCACAGCTAGACCTTTTCGGGGACGGCTGTGAAACCGCTATGTGCGGCGTGTGACGTACTCGATAGCGTTCGACCTCTATGAGCTGCCGAAGACGCAGCCAGACACGTTCCCGAATCGGTTCGCGCGAACGAACTACCGAAAGAAGTGGCACCGCTGGGTCTGGGAAAGCGTCTTGGCTGCTGGCGGTGCGCCCGCCGCCCCCCTCGAGCGAGCCGCAGTGACGTGCGTGCGACACTCGGCGAGAGAGCCGGACCCCGACAACCTCGCCTATTCCTTCAAGGTGGTGCTCGACGGGCTGAAGCACGCCGGTGTGATCAGAGATGACCGTCGCGCCGTGGTGGGCGCGCCGGTCTACATCTGGGAATGGACGAAGCCGAAATACGGGCGGATTACTATCGGAGTTCGTGAGGAACCCCGCGAGCAATAGCATCGGCCTCGACGATTACCTCGCAGGCAGTCCAGTTGGAGACTTCGTCGACCCGAGAATCGCAGTGCCGCAGCACGAAGGTGATGCGTCGGCGCTTCCCGCCGCGCGCGTCGCGTGAGACTCGGGTCGACATCAGCTTGTACCCGGGCACGGGGCACAGATCGACATACATCGCCGCGGCGTGTGCCTGGCGTGGCGTGCGGCCGAGCAGGTAGACCTCGACAGTTTGCGGCGAGTTACTCACCGTCTCCCACCTAATTGACATCGTTGACCCCGAGCTTCCGCAGCTCTCCGATCGCTGCAATCTTCTGCGTTGTTTCAAGGATCTGCTCGTCGGTCGGCGGCTCCCACAGGCCACAGTCGCAGCGCTCAAGCTCTCCGGGTGAGCAGCCGAACGCCGATACCCCTGGCAGTGTCGAGTCGCTGCCGTGGACGATCTGAACGGTCACGCTCCCATCATCCATCAGCGAGTACTCCGTGATCACGTAGTGGCGCCCGCCCACCTGCTTGTAGCATGTGTCGGCAGGGTATTCGTCGATTGCAGCCTGCAGCCTCGGATCGAGGGCGCTCATCACCACGTCCTTCCCGCCGCGAGTTCCACGGCTTCGTCGCAGCCCAGCGACGATAGGTAAATCTGAGTCGTCTTCAGGCTCTGGTGCCCGAGGTTGAGCTGGATCGCGCGGATCCCGATTCCCTCGTCATACATTTCGCGCGCGTAGCGGTGGCGCAACGCGTGCGGGTGCACGCGGTCGCGTATGCCCGCCTTGCCGGCGAGCAGCCGAACCGTGCGGCGAACCTGGGTCGTCTGAAGCGGCTGACCCGAGGCTGTTTGCAGTATGTGACCACCCCATGATCCCGACTGCTGTGCCCCGAGCCAGCCGCAGACAATCTCCGCCGCCCGCCTATCGAGGCCAACGTAGCGCTCGATGTCACCCTTGCCGCGCACGACGTGGATTCGCCCGGTGCCGTCGGGCCGGAGCTCCACGTCGGCGCCACGCACCGCGCAGGCCTCGAAATTCCGCAGGCCTCCCCGCCAGAGCAAGGTGAGGAGGACGCGGTCGCGACCACGCGATTTCGCGAACATGCGACGGACTTCGCCTTCGGATAGGGGACGCTTCGGGTACTTCATGCTGCCTCCGTGGGCGGTGCGCCCGGTATGGTGAAAAAGAATACCCCAACGGGTTGGGAGGATGCCAGGGGGGGGCTCTCGCCCGTCTTTTGCGGCTATCCTCACGGCCTCCTTCCGATATAGCCGAGCGCGAGGGCGGCCCAGGGTCATGGTGTCCCTGGGCCGCCCGTCTTTCAGCGGAGCTGCACCTCGAGCCAGGCGCACAGCACTCCGAAGGCCACTACCAGCGTGATCACGGTGACGGCTTGCCTCATGCGAATTCCCGCTCGAGGGTGTCGGCGAGGGCCCGCAGCGACTCGGCCAGCGACAGGGCCACCTCGTCGAGATCGCCGGTGATGGCGAGGATCGCGAGCGATCGATCGCTGTCGTCACGCGTCTTCAGCGCGTAGACGGGGAAGACCCCGTCACCGTCGGCGGTGCCGGCGAGCACCCCGGCGCCGCTCACGCCGCTCAGGAAGTTGATCTGGTGGCGCAGGGCGTAGTGCTCGACGTCCGTGCGTACCTGATCCTTCAGGAACGTGCTCCAGTCGCCGCTGCAGACGGCCTGGAGGACGCTGTCCTCGCCGATTGCGTAGCACGGGTCGCAGACCATCAGCATGCCGGCGTCAACGGCGACCTCGCCGATTCGCGACCATCGCGGCTTCGTGTTCGTCGTGGTTCCCATCACTCGCCCCCTTCAAACGTCCACCCCTTCGGAACCGTGATCGAGAACCCGCTGGGGATGATGTTCCAATCGTATTCAGTCAGCCAGACGAGGAATTCAGCCCGCTGCTGGCCGCTCATCTTGCGCCAGGCGTTGCGGCCGTCCGCGAGCCTGCGCGGTGCGCCGTCGGGCAGTGTCTTGAGAGTCTTGCCTTGCCTTTTCATGGTGTGCTCCTTCGTTATGCGACCGAGCGGGTCGCTTCTGTGACGATTGCCTGGGCAACCGGTGGTGAAACTGAATTCCCGACCATGCGGATCTGGTCGGTCTTCGTGAAGGGTGCGCCGGCGGAATCCTTCTCGAAGTGGTAGCCGGCGTCGAACCCCTGCGCGAGGTACAGCTCGCCGGGTTGCAGCATACGCATACCGATATCGACGATGCGATACGGCTCGCCATGTATCTCAACGAGGGCGAAGCGGTCCCGCGTGGTGATCGTGTGCAGCGGGGTTCGCAGCGACTGGCCGACGGTGCCGGCCGAGCCGTAGTACTTCATCAGAAACGCATGCACGTCGTGTCCGCGGCGCGGGTGCCCGGCCGGCGCGAGCAGCGCTGCGGTGAGCGCCTTCGTGTCGCGGGCGGTGATCGTGTGCAGCGGGTCGTCCAGGCGCTGCCCGATGGCGCCGATGGCGCCGCCGTTGTGCTTCGCCACATAGGGGATGACGAGGTTTTTATCGTTCGTCGCGCAGATCGTCGCGAGCGGCTGAGTCAGCGGCTGCCCGCGGAACAGGCCGGCGCCCTTCCCCTCGACCAGGCCGGCGCCGGTGCGCTTGCTGTAGTGGCCGTGCCGCACGATGTACGGCTCGCCGGCGCCCTGCACGAACTTCGCGATCCCCATCGCGATCCGCCGTTGAGTTGCCTCGGCGAGCGGGCGCTTGCGGTTGAAGATCGAGCGCACCGGGTGCGACCAGTCGATGCACTCCGCGGCGGTGCGGTACGGCAGCAGGCCCTCGCCGTGGGTCGGCGCGGGGAACGCCGGCGTGCGTCCGTCGCGCCGCGCGACCAGGAACCAGCGGTTGCGGGTGGTGGGTGCGCCGTAATCCGCCGCGCGCATGTCTTGCCAGTCGATGGTGTAGCCGAGGCTGCGGATCTTGCCGCACCACGCCCGGAACGTGACGCCGGCGCGTGACTTGTCAGGGCGCCCGTCTTTTCCGAGCGGGCCCCACGTCTTGAACTCGGGCACGTTCTCGACGACCACCACGCGGGGCCGGACGGCCTCCATCCAGCGCGGGATCACGTCCGCGAGCCCGCGGATGTTCTTCTCTTTCGGACTGGTGCCCCGAGCCCGCGAGAAGTGGGTGCAATCGGGGCTGAACCAGACCAGGCCCACGGGCAGGCCGGCGCAGGCCTCGCGCGGGTCGACCGACCAGATATCCTCGACGTAGTGGCGCGTCTCGGGGTGATTGGCTTCGTGCATCGCGATGGCGCGCGCGTCGTGGTTGATCGCGATATCGACCGGGCGACCTATCGCGGCCTCGATGCCGCTCGACGCGCCGCCGCCGCCGGCGAAATTGTCAATCACCAGCTCGCCGGGGAAAGCGCGCTCGCCCACCACCCGCAGAATCGGCGGCCTGTACGTGTGCCCGTCTTTCATGTCAATTCTCCTGGGGTCCGCAGACCCGGCCTGAACGTGCCGCCGCATCCGATGTGGGTGTACGTGCGACGCGCCGCGAGGGCGCGTGCGCGGACCAACTCGAAGCCGCAGCGCTCGCAGGTCGCGACCACCCGCCGGGCGCTGCGCTTGCGGCGCTTGCGCTCGATGCCGAGCGCTGCGGCTTCGGCGACTGTTGCGGTTCGGCGTGCCGAGCCGCCGAGCTTGCGATGCCACGCGCGCCACGCCGGGCCGTGGCCTGCGCCGCGACCCGCGGCGAGGTGAGCAACCTCATGGGTGACGGTGTCGCGGTATTGTTCGGCGTCGGCTGCGAGGGACGGGTGCAGCTCGATGGCGATCACCAGCTCACCCGTCTTTCCGCGCTTCCAGCGCGCGCGCCCGAGCGAGGTCCGCAGCCGCGGGTTGACCCGCACGGGCGCGTCGAGCACGTCCGCGGTGAGCCTGTCGGTCGGGATCGCGAGCTGCGCGAGCACGTCGCGCACGCTCCCTAGCAGGTGTGCGCGCCTCACGACTGCACCGGCTTGCCGTCAGCGTAGTCCCAGACGGGCGTGGTTGCGCCCTCCGGCGTACTTCCCGACCCGCCGCAACTCCGGCAGTCCAGCCCGCTCGCGAAGCCGCCACGGCCAGCGCAGGGCTTGCAGGCCTCGCCGCCCGGCGCCGGCTCCCAGGCCACGGCCTGGATGGCGAGGTGTCGGTCGACGTCGACCTCGACGCCGGTCGCGGGCTTGCGCTTGCGCGGCTTGCCCGTCTTGCGCGGCTTCGTCTTGCGCGCGGGCGCGTCGAGCTCGGCCCACAGCTCCGCGGTCATCGGCGCGAAGCTCTCCGCGCGAGCGGGTCGCCCGTCTTGCACTGGCGCCGCCGGCCCGGATCGCGCGCATTCGCCGGCGCAGCACGGGCACAGGGTGATCTGCTGCCGCCGGTGCCCGGCGCCCTCCCATCGCAGGGCGGGCGTCGGGCCGGCGGGTCGCCGGCATCGGTGGCAGGGGCGCCCGTTCATCGCGAGATCCCGGCAATGCGACGCGCGGCTGACATCAGCTCGCGGGCGAACCCGCGGTCGACGTTGCGAGCACCGCCGCGCGGACCCACGGCGCTCCACTCGGTGCGCTCGCCGAATTCCAGGGCGAGCGCCATCGCCTGTCGCCGGGTCGGGAACACGACGCCCACCGACTTGCCCGAAGGGACGTGAGTTACCGTCCACCCGCTGCGCCGGTCGAGCCCGCCGGCGACCAGTTTGGCGTGGACCGCGAGCACGCTATCGCGGCTGGGCCGCGTCGCGGTGATTTCGACCTCGCCCATCTCGGCCCGCGTTGCGAGTACCATCAGGACTCGGCGCCCGTCTTTCCGTGCCATTGCTTTGACCTCCGTGGGCGATCTCGCCCGGTTGTTTCGCACTCCGTGTGCGTCGATACCCGCCGCGGCGGCGCCGGCGGATATCAGCTCACGCGGAGACTAGTTCCTGAATCAACGCGTATCGCTTCGCGGTTGCTCCGTGGGCTTGAATCACCCGCCCTCGATTGGCGGGTCGCGTCGCGATGCCGTCGCACATCATCGGGCAACCCTCGCACGACACCCGGCGCCCGGCCTCCTCGCTCGCCGGGCAGCGCGCCTCGGCTGCGAGGCGTCGCGCGTCGCCCTTCTCTGCGACCCGGAACCACGACCACCCGAGGGCGTCAGCGGCGCCGGCTTGCTCCTCGCTGTCGACCGATGCCATCACCCACCCGCGTAGATCGGGACGGCTCGCCCACTGGTGGGTATAGCCAGTGCGCTCGCGCGCCGCCGCCGCTAGTACGCTCCACCACCCGACGGGCAGCGCGCCCGGGTCACCGTAAGTTCCAATTCTAAGCTTCGCCCGTCTTGCCGCGATACCGCGCGCCACGGTGACCGGGTCGAGCTTCGGATAATTGCCGCGCTTCCACGCGTACCAGACGGCGCGTGGCCCTTGCCCTTTATTGACGTAGCAGGATCCGGCGCCGCCGGATGCCGGCGAGCGGTGAGGGCAATCTCCGCAGATGGACTCGTCGTCGCCGGCGACCCACGTATCCATCGGGTCGGCATCGGTGCGCAGAATGTAGGTCTGGAGCATGGCGCCCGTCTTGGTATTCGTGCTGCCCGTCGCCCACCCAACTAGAATCACGACGATTTCGCGCCCGTCGATTGCCGAGGGGCCCCTGTAAAGCTCGAATCCGTTGGGTGGGGAGTACGGGCGAGGCGGCGCCGGCGGGTCGCGGAAAATCAACCGGCGGCGCTGCCGGTCGGTAAGGTGGATACGTCGATGCATTGTTCGCTCCGTGGGTCGTCGACCCGGTTGTCGCGGCGGGTGTGCCGCGAGGTATCCGCGCAGCCTATCGAAGCGCTGCGCGGATACGCTCGCCTCACAGCGCGTATACTTTCCCCCCCGTTATCAGCACGCGATCGCTGCCCGTCCACTCCTCGCCCGTCGATACCCAATGGAAGACGGGCACGGCGCCGGCGACGCTGCGCGAGGGGTTGTAGGTGATCATATTCCCGGCGTGAGGCGGGATGGGCGGACAGCCGGCGCCGTACTCGACCACCCGCCCGTGAACCCACGCGTGGACGGAGCGTTTGGGACCACCCACGGACGACGCCGTGCGGCTGCGTACCCAACCGGCGCGAGACACGACGGGCACGGCGCCGTCAACGATCACCCAATCGCCTCGCGCCGTAGCATGCTTCCGGCGCTGCCCTCGCGGCGGCGCCTCGGATATCACCACCCGCCCGTTTTGCAGATTGTGGTGGACGTGGTCAATCGGTTGGCGTGCCATTGGTTCACTCCGTGGGTCGTCGACCCGGTTGCGGCGGGTGGTTCCCGCCGTGCGACCCTTGGGGCGTCGCAGCGACGTACCTACCCAATCGGTTGGGTCGAATGCAAGCTTGACCCGTCTCGACCACCCACGGCGCTGCGAGGCGCGCACCACGACCCGGGTGGGCGAGGGGCGACCCGGAGTCAGCGCGCCGGCGGGTGGGTCGTGAGGCGGGAGAGGAGGGGCGGGTGGGTTCCGAGGTATTCAGCGAGGCGTTGCCCTGCCCTGGGATGGGCGAGGCGCCGTGGGTGGGCGAGGCGTTGCCCGGGCAGCGTGTCGGATTCAACGGAAAGCGACACAGTGAGGGCGACGTGAGGGCGACGACACGGTGAGGGCGACGTGAGGGCGACGTGAGGGCAGCGAGGGGCCCGGAGGGGATAGAATCGACCCCCCCCGCCCCCCCCATTTGGGGCCCCAACGCGCGCCCGTTGCGGTAGCGCTATGGACCCACCCGTTCACGCTCCGGCTCTGGAGTCCCTCGTTTCAGCCGCCGCGAGTGGAGCGGTGACCCAGCGTCTTCCGGCTCTTGGTGCTGAATACGCCGCGGTCATAGAGCAGTCCAGAACGCGGTCTTTGGGCGAGTTCGGGAATGAGTTCGGCGGGGGCGCATCCCAGGGCGATGGCGATGGCGCAGAGGGATCCGAGCCTGGTGGTTGCCCAGCGTCCGTTGGAGAGGGAGGCGATGGACTTCATGCCGACCCCGGAGGCGGCGGCGATATCGACTCGTCGGAGGTTGGCAGCTCGGGAGAGTCGATCGAGAGGGGCCTCGGCCATGGTGGCATCGGGTGTGGGTTTGGGGTCGTACTTGCTCATTGGGTGGCTTTGCCTTTTTGGAACTTCGAGCCACGGAATTCGGGTCGGACATCGCGATCGTCGAGGCCGATATGGTTGAGGAGGATGATGCTGGCGGCGATGCCGATCCCATCGGGGCCAAGGTTGACGGCTTGGCTTCGGCATTCGGCGAGGTAGGTGGCGAGGATGGCCCAGGCCGCGGTGGAGGTAGCGACATTCCAGGCGTCGGCGATAGTGCCGAGGTCGGCCCGTTCGCCTGGTCGGAGGCAGACGGAGACTCGTTCGGTGCGGTTGAGCTCGGGGAGCTGCGCGACGGAGCCGGAGCTGAGTTTTTGGCCTCGCATTGGGATGGTGGAGGCTACCAGTCCCCAATGGCTTGGTCTACCTTGGGGCTAGAGAAGGAGTCGGCATGTCGATTTGGAAGGTACGTTTCAGGGAATTCGGGTCGGAGCATGTGGAAGCGGAGTCGATAGAGGCGGCATCGTCGAAGGCGCTGAGTGTGGTGTCGCTCGAGTTGGAGTTGGAGGTGGAGGTTAGGGAGGAGCCGGCGGTCCGCGAGGAGTTGCTGGAGGCCCGGGCCACGCTGGAGGTGGTGGGGGTGGAGTTGGTCGCTCCGCGGGTGATTCGGTGAGATGCGGTGCCACCGTGGCGCGTATGATCGCCGGGGATACGGCCACGCGGTGAATCGCCTCGACCCGTGTCGGGCGTGCGCTGCGACCGATCGGTCGCATCGTCGCATCATCTCGCGTGGCGACGCCGGCCAGCTCCCCGAGGTACGACCGGCACTGTGGCATCGGCTCGGGACGTTTCCGTCAGACAGCGAGGTCGCGATGGCACCGCGACGGTGGCTCCATCGGCTGCGGGTGGGTTCGCTGCCGCCACTGCTCGCGCTTTTGCTGCTTGCGGTCGATGCCAGCGCGCAAGGGACCGCCGAGACGGTGCTGCTGCGGTGGGTGGATCCGAGTCCCGATCCGGGGGCGACTGGCTTCGTCGTCCACCTGGAGGTGGGTGAGGTGGTGACCGATCTGGCGTATGCGGTCGGCGATGGCTCGATGAGTGAAGACGGTCGCGTCTACAGCGTGTTCGTGGGGATAGGGCCCGGGGAGACGCACGTTTCGGTATCCGCGACTGCGGCCGAGGGTGTCTTCGCGACGACCTGGAGCGAGGGATCCGAGGTACGGACGTACCAGCCGACGACGCTGTGCAGCCGCGCGGACTTCACCGCGGACGGCATCGTCGGGGGGCCCGATTTCGGGATTTTTGCGGGGGTATTCGGCCGGATTTGCGACTGATCGAGTTGCGAACGCAAGTTCGTGCCGTGGTGTCGGGCTGCCGCCCGAGGAAACTGGAAGAGGGAGAGGGCTTTGAGGCGGGGGGTGAGGGAGCTGGGTGGTGCGGATTGGCTCGGTGTTCGGGGTGAGCCGCCCTTCCCGCCGATTGGGGCCCGTCGGGGCGTTCCCTCTCCGTTTCGTACTCAGAGGTCGGAGCGGCCGGACGCACGCGATAGCAACGAGATCGGTGTTTGACAACATTGGAAACGTCGCGCTGGGCTGGTTGGGGTGAGAGGGCAAAATGACTAGTGGTCGGTGCGGGAAGCCTCCGAACATGGACGATATCGGCCCGGATCCGCTGGTGGAGGAGTGGAAGAGCGACCGTGGCGCCGAGGAGCGGCACTACTTTTTGAGCCGCGGCGGTGCGGAGAGCTTCGAGCAGTATCTGTTCGGAGTGAACCCGCAGCTATTCAGTGACCCGGAGATCAGCAGTATCAAGGATTACCTGCTCGCGATCCTTCGCGAGCGCAACAAGGGGGGGCGAGGTGGCCCAGAAGCAGAAGACGATCATCTTGATGAACATGAGAAGGATCCAGCCGGAGACGAAGGAGGCGCTGCTCGACTGCCAGGACGGCGACATCATCGGGGTGCTGCCCGAGGAGCTCGACTCGATCATGCCGATCACGTTCTACGGCGAGTCGATGGCGGAGGCGGTGAGCGCGAGTCCCGTGCCGTCGAAGGGTCGCGCGGGCCGCACGCCGGAGGGCAAGAAGGCGAGTCGGACGGCGAGCCTGCTGGAGTGAATGTCACGGCGTATGGCGTGGCCGAGCGCTTCATCGGGATCAAGGAAGTCCCTGGCACTGAGCACAACCCACAAATCTTAGCGATGCTGCGGCTCGATGACGTGTGGCCGGAAGGCGACGAAGTGCCCTGGTGCTCGGCGTTTGTGAACTGGGTCGCATGGTTGTTGCGGCTTCGCCGCAGCGAGAGTCTGCGCGCTCGAAGCTGGCTCGAGGTGGGCGACGGGATCCCGCTCCACGCCGCCCGGCCGGGTTTTGATGTGGTGGTGCTCAAGCGTGGGGGCGGTGATCAACCGGGCGCCGAGGTGCTCGACGCTCCGGGTCATGTGGGATTCTTTTCGAGTGCCGAGTTCAGCATCCACGGCGGGCTTCCGACCGCGGTCGATCTGCTGGGCGGGAACCAGGGCGACCGGGTTTCGATTGCGAGGTATCCTGCGGATCGGATTCTCGGGGTGCGGAGGTTGCATCTTGACTATGGGAGGTTGCACTATGGGTCATAAGAGCGGCCTGCGACACGCAGGTGCGGTTGGCAAGCCTGCGGCTCGCGACGTTGGCGCCGAGCTGCGTGAGGGCACGGCCCTCGACATCGCGGAGCTGTGCGAACGCCACGCCGAGCGGAGCGTGAAGACGCTGGTCGACGTGCAGCGCAGCCGGAAGGCCACAGCCACAGCCAAGGTCGCCGCGGCGAACTCGATCCTCGATCGCGTTGCCGGCCGTCCGGCCACCCAGGAGCGCGAGCAGAACGAGGGCGGGCTCACGATCGTGGTGAATCAGCTCTACCTCGATGGCAAGCCGGAGGTGGTCGAGATCAAGCCCGTCGCGACCGAGGCGGAGATTGTGGCGGATGATCGGCCGAGCGCATCCGAGATCGACCTGCACGGCGATGGGGCGTCGATCGTCGTCAAAAGCCCTCTTGCCCGCTAGCCTTGGGCGGGTGATGAGGAGGACATTCTGGTGAATGGCACGGAACCGATGAAGAAGGGCAAGGCCGGCAAGCGCGCTTCGAGGCGTCCGACCGGCATGGGCAAGTCGGCCGACTCGCCGCCGCGCAGCATGGAGAAGTCTCTGAACGCGGACAACTCCGAGGAGGGCTTCGCCCCGTTCGCGAAGCCGAGCGGCGCCTTTGAGGCCGTCGACCCCGACGGCGGATACGCCGGCAACGTGGTCGGGCCGCAGAGCAAGCCGGTCGTCTGATGGGAGCGAAGAAGAGGAAGAAAGCAGCCCGGCGGCCGAAGCGGCCGGCGGCCAAGAGGCCCACCGCGTCGCAGCGCTTGCGCGCCTGGCTCGCGAAGTGGGTTGGAGGAGCACGATGAAGCCCGTGAAGACGACAGGCGCCGAAGGCACGATGCCCGGCCCGCTCGACAAGCCGCTCGACAAGCCGCCGATGCAGTACGTCGCATCGGAGAATGTGGCCCCGACGATTCAGGGCGCGGTGCCGTTCGATCTCCCGCTCGACAACGCCGGCGACCTCTCGAAGAAGTTCGCCGGCTGATATCTCCCAGTGAGCGGGATGTTTGGTGATCGTTGATGCCGGAAATCACGCTGCCCAACAACTGGCGACCGCGCGAGTACCAAGAGCCATTCTGGCGTGCGATGGAAGGCGGGACGCGGCGCGCGGTGTGTGTATGGCACCGTCGCGCGGGCAAGGATCTCACCGCCATCCACTACTGCGCCACCCAGGCCTTCCAGCGGCGCGGCCTGTATTGGCATCTCTTCCCCACATACAACCAGGGTCGCAAGGCGATCTGGGAGGGGATGGACAAGGACGGAACACCCTTCCTCGAAGCCTTCCCTGAAGGGACTTGGTACCGCAAGCGCGACGACGATATGACGCTCTGGCTCCAGGGCGGAAGCAAGTACCAAGTCGTCGGCACCGATCACATCGACCGACTGATGGGCGCAAATCCTATCGGCGTCATCGTCAGCGAGTATGCGATTCAGAACCCCGCCGCATGGGAACTCATCAGCCCCATTCTCACGGAGAATGGCGGGTGGGCGGTCTTCGTCTATACGCCCCGGGCGCGCAACCATGGCTATCACCTGTACAAGTACGCGCAGGATCACCCCGATACGTGGTTCAGCGAGCTGCTCACGGTGGATGACACCAAGTCGGTCAACGAAGATGTCCTGGCCGAGGAGAAGGATCGACAGGTCCGCGAGTTCTTCGAGCAGGAGTACTACTGCAGCTTCAATGCAGCGCTAGTAGGGTCGATCTATGGCGACACGCTGGAGTGGCTCTACGAGCACGAACGGATTGGCGTGGTCCCTCGCAAGCCGGAGAAGGTCGTCTACACGGGATGGGATCTGGGGATTGGGGACTCGACGGCGATCTGGTTCGCACAGCAAGTCGGCCGCGAGACACGCATCATCGACTACTACGAGAAGTCAGGCGAGCCGATCGATCACTACGTGAAGGTCTTGCGCGATAAAGGCTACATCTACGGTGACGCCTATCTGCCGCATGACGCTGGCTCCCGCGAGCTCGGGACCGGGCTGACGATCGAAGAGCAGCTCCGCAGCCTGGGCGTGCGATGCCGGGTCAGCGGGAAGTTCCCGATCTCGGACCAGCACGCCGCGGTACGCACCTTTCTCCGGGGTTGCTTCATTGCCGAGAAGGAGTGCGAGCGCGGCATCCAGGCGCTTCGCGAGTACGTCAAGCAGGCGATCGAGAACGAGCGCGGCCCGGATGGGGAGGTGCTCTATCGCGACCGCCCCCTCCATAACTGGGCATCGCACGGAGCTTCGGCACTTGCGACCCTGGCGCTGGGGATGCGACCGGAATTCGAGGGGGAATGGCAGCAGCCGGACGCGTCCTACGTGGTGTGATATCCACTAGGGATGAGCATGGCGATGGAACTTCGGGTTCGCTCGCTCGAATCGGAGAACGAGAAGCTCCGCAGCGAGATCGAGGCGGCGCAGAAATCCATCATCGATCGCACGGAGCTGTTCGACAAGCGGATCGGGCTCCTCGAGGAGGGGCGCAATCCGTTGTCGAACCGCCCGCCGTTCATCATTCCTGAGTTTCCGATGAAGCTGTACGAACTGGGGCTCGCGCCCCCGACGGAGTCGTAAGCATGGCCGCACAGGGCCCCGACATGCGTCGCCGCCTCGCCGAGCCGATTCCTGGCATGGCCGGCGTTGACGAGGACGTGGAAGATTTTGGCTACCGAGCTCCGAGTGGAGGGAAGCCTGGTGCGCCGCTGAGTCTGGACGAGGTCCGCGGCATCGTGCAGCGCGAGATCGAAGATGCCAATGGTGGCTATGGCACGACGATCGGAGAGCAGCGCCGCGGCAACCTGCGCGCGTACTACGGCAAGCCGATCGGCAACGAGAAAGCCGATCGCAGCTCGATCGTGATGCGCGATGTGCTGGAAGTCGTCGAATGGACGATGCCATCGCTCGTCCAAATGTTCACGGGCGGCCAGTACATCTGGAAGTTCAAGCCCATAGGCGAGGAAGACCAGCGCAACGCAGAACTTGCTACGGCGTACATCAACAAGGAATTCATGGACAACTGCGATGGATTCCAGACGTTGTACGACTGGATGAAGACTGCGCTGATCGAGAAAAACGGCATTGTCAAGCCGTATTGGAAAGAGGTCCGGTCGCCGCAGCGGAAACGGTATTCGGGGATGACGCTCGAAGAGGTGACCGAGATCCTGTCGAATCCCGACACGGAGCCGCTCGCTGTCGATGAGTATGTCGAGGACATCTCGATCCAGGGAGAAATCGTCCAAGTCCCGCTCTATGACCTCGAAGTCAAGACTTGGGAGATCCGAAAGGGGCTCGCGGTCGACGGCGTTCCGCCCGAGGAGTTCATCAGCGCTAGGCGCATGATCAAGCTCGACGACCCCGGGATGGTCGGGCAGCGCAAGAAGATGACCGTCTCGCAGCTCGTCGAGATGGGCTTCCCCTACGAGCAGGTGTCGATGATCCCCAGCGACGACGGCCCGGAATACTCGCTGGGCCGCACCGAGCGGCTGTCGAAGGACGAGACGTTCCCCGTCACGACGGCGGAGCGCCTCGATGCTGCGTCGCGCGAGTTGTGGCTGACGGAGTGTCACATCACGATCGACGAGGACGGGGATGGCTACGCGGAGCGCCGGAAGATCTTCGTCGCCGGCGATGGTCCGGTTCACATCCTCGAGGACGAGGAAGAGAACTTCCAGCCCTTTTGCTCGTTGACTCCGGTGCCCACGCCACACAAGTTCTACGGCGAGTCGCTTGCCGACCTCGTCTACGACTTGCAGGTGATCCGCTCGACGATCGTCCGGCAGATCCTCGACAACCTATACCTGTCGAACAACCCCCGACTGGCGGTGGTCGAGGGCATGGTCGAGATCAACGACCTCCTGACCTCGCGACCTGGCGGGCTCATCCGGCAGCGAGCTGCCGGCCAGATAGAGCCGGTGCAGCTCCCCCCGCTTCCGCGCGAGGCCTTCGCGCTGCTCGAATACATGGAGGACGTCCGAGCCAATCGAACGGGTGTGCTCGCGCACGGCCGGGACTTGGACGCCTCCGCCATCAACTCTACGGCGACCGGGCTCGCGTCGATGATGGCCGAGAAGCAGCAGAAGGTGGCGCTGATTGGGAGGATCTTCGCCGCCACGGGGATGAAGCACCTCGGCGAGAAGCTGCTGCGGCTGACCATCGAGAACGACTCGAAGTCTCGACAGGTCGAGATCAATGGCGAGTGGATGACGATCGACCCGTCGCAGTGGCGGAGTGGTTTCGGGGTACAGGTCGAGCTCGGATTTGGGGCCGGTGCTGCGATCGAGCGTCGGCAAGCCATCAAGGAAATCATGGAGGTGCAGGATAGGATGGCCGCAGCGGGCGGCGCCGGCTACTTGGTCACCCCGGAGAATCTGTTCAACTCCGGCAAGGAGCTGACCCAGACGGCCGGCTTCAACAATCCAAACCTGTTCTTCTCTGATCCCAGCGGCAGGCCGCCGCCGCAGCCGCCGCCGGACCCGGACATGGAGAAGGTGAGATTCGCCGCGATGAAGGAAGAGCAGGAAATCAGGATCGCCGGCGACCGGCTTGCCTTCGATGCTCAGAAGGAGGCCGATCTGGTTCGCCATCGGCGCGAAGATCTGGAGATGAAGGAGCGCGTCGAGATGGCGCGCATCAAGATGGAGCGCGAGGTCCGAATGGGCCAGCAAGAAGCTACGGTCGAGGCCGCAGAGATCAGTGCTTCCGCGCAGCGCGCGAAAGCCAACGGGGCATCGAAGCCCAATGGAGAGAGTCGATGAGCAAAGTATTCGCCCAGGCAGTGCTCGACATCAAGGCGGGTGATCCCGGCACATGGCGTGGCGCCGTGGTGCAGATGTGCCTCGCCGAAATCGAGGGACAAGCCAAACCGAAGGCCGAGAAGAAGAGCGTCGTCGAGCGTGCGAAGAGTGCCATCAAGAAGACAGCGCCCAGCGACGAGTGAAGCCCGCCGGCGACCCCGACGAGATCGACCTCGTCGCAGAGAAAGAGGCACTGATTGCTCGCCGAGAGGCTGACGCAGGGGACGACCTCGTCGTGCGCGCGGGGGCCGAGGCGAAGCGATTCCTCGACGACCCGGTGGTTGTCGGGGCCTTCGCGGCGCTCGAAGTCCAGTGGATTGAGCAGTTCCGCTCGTCGGGAATCGACCAAGTCGCGGTGCGTGAGGAAGCGCATCGATTGCTCAATGTATTGGGCATGTTCAAGAGGCAGTTGCAACATGAGATAGAGAGCGGCATGCTCGCGACCAAGCGCAAGGTGGATCGCGTTACGGAAGACGCGATTGCAAACTCGGAAGGAGAGTCTGCGGGGATCTTCTGAGCAGCTCTTTGATCTCGAATGCGACCGTCGATGAGGTCGCACAATTCAGCGCATATCTCGACAGCCAGGACGCCGTCCAGGGCGAATCCACTGATGCAGAGTCGTCGGCGGCCCAGGCCACTGCGCCGGAGTCAAGTGCGGACCCGGTCGCGGAAGGCAAAGTCCCGCCCAGCCCCAAGGCGCTTGCGAATCCCGAGGTAGCCGAGCCCGAGCCCGAGGTTCCGGTCGAGCCCGAGCCCGAGCCCGAGCCCGAGGTCGCCGCTGCCGAATCCGAGGAAGAGTCCTCGATTGACACTTGGACGGAACTCTCGGAGACGTTCGACGTTGAGCCGGACGATCTGCTGGGCCATATCCAGATCGAAGGGCGCGACGGAGCGCTGGTTCCGCTCTCGGAGGCGGTCGAGTTCTACCGCGGCACCGCAGGGCTCGACGCCCAGACGAAGGCCGCCGTGGCTGAGATCGAGGGCGAGCTGCGAGGCTCGGTCGATCAGCAGCTCAACGAGATGACCCAGATCACGCAGCGGCTCATCACCCACATCGAGCAGGATCGACAGGTCGACCCTGCGTTGCAGGAGGCGGATCCCAAGGAGTGGATCCGGCAAACCGAATACGCGCGTGCGCGCAATCTTGCGGTGGAGCAATCGCTTGAGGCGATGAAGGCCGAGGCCGACAAGCGCTCGAAAGCGGACGAAGAAGCCCACGAAAAGTGGTCGTCCCAGCAGGTGCAGATCACCTACAACCGCCACCCGGAGTGGCGCGAGTCGGCGGTCGGCCAGGCCGCGATGCAAGAGATCCACGCGTATGCCAAGGGCGTCGGCTTTACCGACGATCAGATATCAGACGTTCGTGATGCGAACTCGATCGAAGTGCTGTGGGCCGCATCGCAGTGGAACAAGCTGCAATCGAACAAGCCCGCAGCTCGCAAAGTGTTACGCGGACTCCCGAGGAAAAACCTCCGGGCCAGTGCGCGGAACGAGGCAGCGCCCAGAGAGGCGCAAGACAAGCAACGAGTAGCCGTTCAGGATCGATTCGCGAAGTCGGGTCGTATCGAAGACGCGCTCTCACTCTTCGAGGAGCACCTCTAATGGCACTGCCCGCAGGTACACAGACCACGTACACGACGACTGGCGAGCGCGAGGACTTGGAAAGCCTCATCTACAACATCGATCCCACGGAAACGCCGTTCCTGATGATGGCCGGACGCGGGTCGGCTTCGAGCGTGAAGCACGAATGGCAGATGGATCGCCTCTCCGACGCGGACGACAACGCGCAACTCGAAGGCGATGACGCGGCGGGACTCACGGTCGTCGAGACGGTGCGAATGGCGAACTTCTGCCAGATCGCGACGAAGGCGATCGTCGTATCGGGGACGGACGAAGTCGTCGACAAGGCCGGAAGGAACTCGGAGCTTTCCTATCAGCTCGCGAAGAGGAGCAAGGAACTCAAGCGGGACATCGAGTTCACGATGGTCGGCAATGACACCGTCGCCGATATGCTCAGTGCGGTCGGCGCAGCGGGCGCGGCACGCCGATCCGGGGCCATGCAATCGTTCTACCACGCAAATTCGGTCGTGGGCGGAACGGCGCTGCCGGGTGCCAACATCTCACGCGGCGCATCTCCGGGGGCAGACGGCGGTTTCAATACCACCACCGACATCCTCGGAGCACCGACGGACGGTGTGCAGCGCGCACTGCTGGAGAGCACTCTGAAGGGTGTGATCCAGGGCGCCTGGACGAACGGTGGCGATCCGAGCGTGATCATGTGCGGCCCGTTCAACAAGACCGTGATCAGCGGCTTCACGGGCAACAGCACGCGCTTCGACCGCGGCGAGGACAAGCGACTCGTCGCCGCGATCGATGTGTACGTGAGCGACTTCGGAGATCATCGGGTGGTCCCGAATCGATTCTCCAGGGAGCGCGACGTGTTCGCGCTTACGCCGGAGCTCATCGAAGTCCGCTACCTCCGTCCCTTCAGGCAGCACGCTCTCTCGAAGACCGGCGACAGTGAGAAGCGACAGCTCGTTGTGGAGTACACCTTGAAGAACAGCAACAACGCCGGGCACGGGATCGTCGCGGACCTGACCACTTCGTAAGGGGTCGGGACTGGCAGTTTGGGGGCGGCTCGGCTTTGTGGTGCCGCGCCGCCCCTTCTCGTATAGGGTCGCTTGGTTAAATATGTGGCGACTGAGAATGGACAGGAGAACCCATGCGCCCTCTCAATGAATATTTCTTGTGGTCGATGGTTGACGACATATCGAGCGAAAACGTGTCCACGGTGGCACCGTTTGACGGAGAGATCGTTGACGTGTACGCAGGCTGGTCTACCGCGATAACTTCCGCTCCGAATGTGATCACGGTAACCACTCCGTCTGGAGCGCTTGGCACGACGATGTCGCTAGCGACAGGAACGGCGCGGCGCGCGACGATGTCGATAGAGCATGACGATGCGAATCGGGTTGTCGCTGCCGGGGACATCATCACGCTGGATACGAGCGGAGCGGGCTCCGCTGGCGGAGAATGCCATTACTGCGTGGTAGTACGGGCGACCAGCGCGGACTACAACCCAGGCGATGTGATTTTGTCATGGTCCGGCTCTGTGATCCACGATGTCCAACCATCAAGGATGTTTGGTGTGGCCCCGTGCGACCTCGAGGTGGTGGAAGGCTGGTGCGTAGCCGACGCAGCACCAGACGCAAGCACTACGCTCAACTTGGTGAGGGACGGCGGTGGCGTCGGTGAATTGCTTATGTCATGGGAGGTAGCGACGGGGGCGGTCCTTCACTCTTTCAACGCGAGTAGTCCAAAGGCCACCGTAAAGCAGGGTGAGAACCTTCGTACTTTGCCAGAGAATGACTCGGCAACCAGTGGCGGCATATACAGTGTAGTGCTGCGCTGCAAGCAGGTGGGAAAGGCTATGGCGATGTCGGAATATGTTGTCCCGGTGAGGAACAGTGACATACATCTAGGTTCCCTTGTTAACGTGCCGATTCCAGACACAGGGCGGATTGTCGCGATCCGAGGATGTCCCACGAAGCCCATCACATTAGCCGACGATACGATGGAATTCGGCGTGAACGGAGGCTCCGCGTTTGCGTCGACTGTTTTCCCGCTTTCTGGGACGGCCCAAGGCCTAGTGGCGAGTAGTCTCGGAGGAAACACAACGATCACGAAAGACGATTACTTGACTGCGGATAGCCTTGCCGGAACGTCGGGATCTGACATCCACGGCTGCTTCAGCGTGGTGGTCGCGAGGTGATCGGTGCCTACGTCGGTGCCCAGCACGCGTTGAGTCCTGTCGTCCGCATAGAGGGTACGACCACCTATCGCGTGCCATCGGCCACCGAGCAGCAGATCGCCATCCCGGCGCTGGAGTCTGGCGGAAGGCCAGAGTACATCACGATCACCGGACCGAACATCGGCACTTATTTCAAATTCGGCGACTCCACGGTGGATGCGACGACTGGTGGCGTTCTCATCCAGCCGCAATCGAACTTCTTCCCGATCGCCGTCGGTGGGCAAACGCATATATCGTTTATAAGCCCGGCCGCCACCGCGCTGGGTATGCATGTGACGGCGGTTTCAAGCCTGCGGCACCCTGGCTCCTTGAAGGGGTTTCGGCCGGCGAAGAACGCGACCCTTCTCACTGGGCTCTCGAACGTCGCGACGCATACGATGACGATGCCGACCGCTGCCTCTGGCAAAAAAGCATCTGTGGTAATGATCTGGGGTGACGCGAGTGTTTTTTGCAAACCCGCACAAGTTGCCGGGAGTGTTCACAGCTCGCGCGATGGCATTCGTATGAAGAGCGGCTACCCAACCGTCCTCGATGTTACCGGCTACAGCGTATTGATGTTTGCGGCTGAGTCTGGAGTGTCGAACGAGACATCGGTTGCAGTGCTAGAGGTGTAAGATGAGCGCATTCCCCGTTCTAAAGTTCGCGTCCGACGCGACCAACGTGACACTCGCCGGGACACCGGCCAGCGCGAGCCACGCGATCCCCAATAAGGCCGACGGGAATCCGACTCACTACCTCTACATCGCGACGTCTGCTGATATCTACTTTCTACCGGCGACTGACGAGGGCGGAACTCCGACAACCCTCGACGGTGCGACGACTGTGTCTAGCACGACCGGGGTTCGCATTAGAGATCGACAGTCTCTTGTGCTGGATGTCGG